GGCTTTGGTGTCCTTTCGCGATGCTCCTTCATCGGCTCGGTCGCCGTGTCGATTTTGCCACGCGCAGCTCTTTTCCGTTTTGGCCCCTGCCGTGCGCATGCCGAAGCTTGCTGCTGCTGGCCATCAGGTGTGTTGGGTGCTTGATTGCACGGTTATGGCTTGTCCGAGCTGTGCTGCTTCGAGCGCCTGGAGCCTGTTTTCATCCGTCGCTGATTACCATGTCGAGGTCGTGCTCACTGATGTCGAGCATGCGAATATGGTGAACACCACGGCCGTTGGTGCTGCCGCGTTTTCCAATGCGCGCATGCATAATTCCAACATCCAGCTTGCGACCATGCGGCACTTCCCCGTGTCCAATGTTGTCGGCACTGCGCCTGATGACGAGTTGCTCGCTGCTGCCGCCCGAGAGCTCTGGCCTTGGTTGGCATCCCTCTTTTCTTCCAGTGCGGAGCCAGACGTGCACGGTTATTTTACTAGCCTCGTCTACCGCACTTTTTGTTGCTACCGCAACTCGTCCTATTGTGTCTTCCGACGCTCCATGCGCCGGTATGACGCGGATAGCGATTCATGGGTTGTGCATTTCCCTCGAACGCCGGGATTTCTCGACAGTCCGCCTGGTCTTGGGCCCATTGGCATTGCCGATGGTCCACCGGCAACCGTCGACCCGCCCGCCGAAGGTCATGCCCCCCCACCAGGTTTGCATGAACCGCCACCTCGCGATCATCATTCCGATGACTCTGATCCGGATGGTGAGCATGTTGGTTTTGTGCCCTTCTCTGGTGTTGGATTGCGTCTGGGCGAGGTTTCAGTCAGCCCTCCCACTTCTCTTATCGCTCAGGTTGCGAGTTTGCCTGCGGCAGCTTTTCCATCGGAGAGGCCGACCCGCCCGCCGCCTCCTAGCGTATCCCCGCCACCACCGCCTGCTGTCGCGATTTCGCCTCCACGAGCGGCTTCCTCTCAGGTTGGTGGTTCTTCTTCTTCCACTTCTTCTCCGCCGATTCCCACGGCCCCTGCCGACATGCAGATTTACGAACGCGAGGTATGCCCTGGCTGGTTCCTGCATTTCGACAAAGGCCTCGTCACGGCCGCCGACGACACCGCCGCCATTGGCGTTCGTTTTGGCCCGCCACTACGTGAGGGATTGTTTTACGCCAACAACACCGACAACTTGCGGCTCGGTATCCAGCAACGCATCACGAACTCTCATGTCCCGTTGACGGCTTCGCAGTCACAGTTGGACGAGTTATCGGACGTTGCGAGGCACATCGCCGCAAGCATACGCAACGATCGTGATTTTGACATCATGGTCCGCGAGGTGTTGTTCGGGCAAAAGGAGGAGTATGACGGTATCAAGTCGAAGAAATGGCACGCCGCGCGTTTCTCGTCTCAGCTCGAACGTCTCATGATGGAGTACGACCCTCAGTTCAAACTTAAAACCGCCGTCAAGGTGTGTCGCAATGAACCGGGGAAAGCACCGCGTGTGTTGATAGCCGACCAGGATGCTGGCCAGGTTATGTCGTGTTTCACGATTGGCGTCCTCGAGACGTGGTTGAAATGGCGCCATGGCAAAAAGGGGATTAAGGGCAAGCCTATATCTTCGCGTATTCTCGATATCGCTGCGGACACCTGTCGTCGCAACAATAACGCAGCCCACACCACCGTTCTTTTGGAGAATGACGGTTCCGCATGGGACACGTGTTGTTCTCATGAACTACGTGAGGCCACTGAAAATATAGTCATCGACGCGGTCATTGATCGCCTTCGTGACTATGTTATCCCGGTGAATGCGTTCAGCAACGCTCGTCGTGCCGTCGACAAGAAGCGTAATTATGTCATGCAGGGTAAGCCTCAGGTCATCCTTGCTGACTTCATCGATTCGGCGATCGTCGATGACACGATGAATGATGCGCTTTTCGAGACTATGCGTAAAGGTGTTAAAATCCGGATTGCTGCGATTCGTCGTTCTGGCGATCGTGGCACCTCGACCCTCAACTTTCTTCTCAACATGATATGCTGGTCGTGGGTTTTGTTCGGTGTCAACGCCGTCGCGTTCCTATCACATATGGGACAGGCTTGTGTGGATATATTTGGTGCCCGTAATCATGCGCATGCATGGTTCGAGGGCGACGATTCGTTGCTTGCCATCCTGCGCAAGAACGCCGCCGCCTTTAGCGACGCCGAAATGGCTGTACTTACAGCACGATGGACTCTATTGGGCCACCGCCCGAAGTTGTTCCGTCGATTAGAGGGAGATGTTGTCGAGTTCGTCGGCTACAAGATGATCGCCGGGCGCGATGGGGTGGATGTGTCGACTGTGTGTGTTGATGTGCCGCGCATGTTGAACAATATCTTCTACTCCGCGTCCAAGGACGTGATTCGAGCTGTCACCGGCCGTAATCCCACCGAGGCTGCTAAGCTTGTCGCGGTTTCCTTGATCGCACGTGCCATGCACGTTGCCGATCGGTTCCCATCGATTGCTTTTTGGCTCCTTGGTCGGTCTGAGGAACTTGCGCCTCACGGTGCTGTTGTTTCTCGTGAAGACGTGATGAAGATTGACCCCAGCCGATTTGCCGGCACGACTCCGAAGTTTTCGAACCCGGATTCGTTGCGCAAACAGCTTGAGTTTCCCCATTGTGACATTGTTGAGGCATGTCGCACGCGGGTCCTTGCTGGGTCACACACCATTGTTTCCGAGGTTAGCTTGGCCACACGGTACGGGTGGGTCGCATCGCCGGACGAATGGTCGACGTTCGTTTCCGCTTTGCCGGCAGTTACCTGTGGTGCTTCGCGCTCGGCTCTTGCCGACATTGCTCCTCGAGGGATGCGTTGATTCGCGTCTGTAACTTAGGCATAATTTGGGGGCCGTCCGGTTTTCGGATGTTTTTGTACATATTGCAAGGTGCAGCACACGCGGTTCGTGACGGTGTGTTGTAGAATTTGTGCTTAATTAGATGGGGGGGGTCGGGAGTTATTCAGGATACCCGGCTCAGTAGCGAGCGCGTCCCATTGGTCCACGATCGCCATACCACATGGGTGCAGCACACGCGGTTCGTGACGGTGTGTTGTGGCTAGCGCATTTTGCGTATTAGCACGTGTAAAATAGGGGGGCCCGTCCCTGCTCGCCAAATTACCTTCTGTGCGCCATACCTGAGGTCGGGGTGGTGCCCGAGCCAATTCGTGGGCTACTGTGGTAGTAGCTGAAGGTGAAGGCCACACCGTCCACTAGCCGGTGGTCGAGCAAGCCGATACAGGTGTTGATTTAGTGGTTACCTGTGGCAGCTTACGGTGCAACGTACTAGTCGTATCGGGATGAACCTGAGGCCGTGTCGTATAAATAAAGGGCACGGATAGGGGAGCTAGACGTTGATGTCTACGGTCCGCGTGGATTATTGTGGCACATTCGGGCATGCGTTTGTTGTTACACCACGTGTGGTTACATGTCAGACCTCACATCTCTTTTGTACGGTATATAGTGTTGGACGAAAGCCAGTTCAGTCTCTTTACGCTGCCAAGCGTAGGGCATTCGCAGCCATGCTGATCCCCGTCGGCGCTACTTCCCCCTGGTGATGGCATCATCAGGCCAACTCGCGGTCCATTATCGTGATGTAGCGGGGAGTGTCAATCCCAGCTGACTATGGAGAAATCCCTCGAGAGTCAGTCCGGTGCGATTCCTCGATCGGCGTAATATCCGCGTTTCTGGAAGCATGGTTGTTAGCAACTGCGCGTGCCCACTGTTCTGGTACCAGCTGACTGTCCTTATACACACGAATTTGTCGTTGTTTTTGCACGCCGTATGTATGAGTTGTTTATGCACGCTGCGCACCTAATTAAGTTGTCCCCCTGCGCTGCACGCTTTTGTATGACGTCGTGCTTTCTGATAGCATACCTCATATTTTGCTCGATATGCCAGCGAAAGCCAAGCCCAATGCCGCGAAGTCCAAGCCGGGAGCGAAGAAACGAGCGGTTCGATCCCTCATGGGAAACAAGGCCGCCGACGCCATGACTGAAGCGGATCTATTCGCCTTTTGGAGTGCGCGTTTGACCCGCATCGCGCCGCCGATCCGGACTTCATTCGGTAACCACACCGTGGTAAATTCTGTTTGTCGATTTTCAGTCACTACAAGCACCACCTTATCGACATACATTTACATACCGTGGGTGCCATCACCGTTGGCGGCTCTGCAGTTCACTGGAACTGACAACGTCTATGTGACTCAGCACATTTACGGGCCGTTAGCTACGGCGAGCCCGAATTCCATACGGCCGTTGAGGATGTCCTTCACGGTCAGTAACCTGACGCAGTTGGTAAACACTGCGGGCGATGTCCGAGTTTTCAGCATGGACAATGCCTTGCAAGGCACGTGGACTCTCGGCGCAACTGTTGGCGTCACCGTCCTGAAGGCCGTCGCCGCGGACACTGAATGGGCGTCGATCATTGACGGTTCGCCGGACACGGCGGACTTGCCGATCGCGTCGCTGACTAACGAAAGGGAGTTCGTGTCGGTGCCTGCCAACTATCCGTTGTATAACGACTATTATGATTTTGTCCCAATGACAAATCAGGTCACCGCGACCTTGATGCGCTCGGACGATTTCTATACGTTGTGTTCCAACGACGTGCAAAGTGGCCTGGGTTCTCCATATCCTGGCGCCACCAATATTACGACAGGTTACTTCCCGAACCGGGGATTGGGTTCCAACCCATGTTTACGCAATTTCATTGTGCGTGTGCCGGCTACTGCGAGTGGCGTCCAGACCTTGCGGTTCGAGGTGCACAGGCAAGACGGTTGCAGGTACCCGGTGAATACGTTGGGTCACACGTTTGCGTTCCCGCCGACGAAGACGAATGCTGCCGGTGAAGACGCTTTCATGTCGTTGGCCAAACTTGTCAGCCAAGCTCCCGCCAAATCACTCCCAGTGGACACACCCGGGTTGAGTACAGCTGCCTCCACGCAGGTGCACAACGCCGTGAGTGGTGCTAGTTCCGCCCTCAAGAGGTTCGGAGAAGGTATTTCGGCGGGTTGGCATGCTGAGGTCGAAAAGTTCCAGACGTTGGCTTCATTGGCCAACTCTGCCACTAATTTCTTCGGGCCGTCTCGTTCCTTTCGCGGGGTACCAATGCGTTTGAAGTGAACGGCGTAAACTTCTTTCCGCGGGAAAGACTTGGCATTATCGCTTATATCATATAGGGTGTTGGGCTCACGTGAAGGCTGTGCATGCACGCTCCCCCCAACTCGGCACGACGTTTCATTCCTTGCTACTATATTTCATTTAAATCGCATGCCACCTGCGCATGTGTCCTGGAGACCTCAATAAATAATCCCTGAGACAGAGCGGGCCAATTCGAGGTTAACTGGGTGGGAGGTGGAATATCCCGCTCATGCATCAGTTGCATGGGGGCGTTTGCCGTGCTTTACGGCTCCTCGTGTAGCCCACCACCGGGCCGCACAGCCGCTGGCCGCCTTCGGGCCGCCGGCGGTTCCTCATGGGGGGCCGTAGCCATTTTGGCTCAAGTCGTCCCCCAGGTCGTCCTGAGTCCAAGATTGCCGGAACCGTGTGAAATTCGTCCACGGCACTGTCGCCTGAGGCAGTGTGGCTACAACGTCCGCCATTGGTCATCATTGCCCTCACCCATGGCTTTGGTGTCCTTTCGCGATGCTCCTTCATCGGCTCGGTCGCCGTGTCGATTTTGCCACGCGCAGCTCTTTTCCGTTTTGGCCCCTGCCGTGCGCATGCCGAAGCTTGCTGCTGCTGGCCA